ATTCTTCCATCTGTAATGGTCAGGACCTTTTTCTTCATCTTCTGCTACTTGTTCTGTCTCTGGACTAGCGTCACTGGTAGTTGTATCGCCAGTCTCTGGTAAGTCCAACTCTTCAGTAACCTCTTCGTGCTTGTATGAAGATACTGTATCTTCGCCGTGGGCTTTTAATAATGAAGTGATTGTTTCAATCATAAGCATATTTTCCATATACTTTTGACTCATATATGAATTTTTTTTCAATTCAACTTGTTCTAATTGTAATGACTGCTTTGCTTCTTCTAAGGTAGCCATATCTCCATTAACCTCATATCCAAAATTCTTCTTCAAGTATTCATTCATACGAGAAGACACATGGATGTCTGTTGAGTTAAAAAATTTGTTGTCGTTTAAATTCATAATAAATCCCAATATTAATACATATTACATGTATTTATCTTTTTAATACATAAATCTATTTATGCATTCACATAATACTATATTAAAGGATTATATTTTCGTAAAGTTGGGATATCTTATGCTTGGCTTTGCCAGCCTCGTGTTTTGATTGAGAAAATCTTGCTTGGGCAATGTCCATTCTACCCTCATTGACTGCTCTTTTGGCAACTTGATATGAGTGCTTATGCTGAACTGCACTACTGTAATGGCGTTCAAACATCGCATTAATTCGAATTATTTCCATAATTTCTGATGAATTAATTGTTTTACCCTCATTAAGATGATTAGCGATGCAACAAACTGTTTCATATAGTTGAATATCTTCAAATAATACAGAGTCACTACGAGTATCTAATATATCGTATCTATTTTCTGCATTCTTTTCTACTGAAAATGCACCAACCTTGACTCCTTTCTCAGTTTTAGTAGATTCTGTGATTGTTTTTTTGACTTTGTGTGCTACACTTGTTGTTGCTTCATTAAACCCTGCCATAATCTTTGCCATAGCATCAACGTCTGCACGTTTTACTCCAGGTGTGATATCGATTGGCTGTGTTGAATTGGGTTCAGAAGATGTTTCTTCTTGTAGTTTAACCGTCTCGCCATTCATAACTTTCATTAGATTGGCCATCATGTTTACATCTTTTTTACTTGGTACTGACATTTAGAACTCCCTAGTTATTAAACAGTTTTATATCCTCGCACTGTAGGAACTAACACACCTTTGTGTGATAGTTTCTCTGCCAAGACTTGTTCTCTTCCTGACAATTGCGATTCATTTACATAATCTCCTTCAGAGAAATATTTAGTTATTAAATCTTCCTCTTCCTCAGTAATCATTACAAATAATCCACCTAATATTTCTTTTAATTTCATTAGCCCTGCTCTTTATCTTTCTGGGTCTGCAATCTATTAAGTAAATTTCTAAACTGTATTCTAGTATCTGGGTTCATTGCCAGATTGTCTAAGTTTTGTGCTTGGTGTGCCATTGCTTGACGTTGTATTGGAGTCAATACAAGTCCTTGTTCTGCTTTATCCATAGCCATTGCTGTTTGTGCCGCAGTTGCACCACCTAGGTTATCTCTTCCAAGTCTTTGCATTGCTTGGGTTCTTTGTGTTTTTAATTTGGTATCTGCTGTCATTTGGTCTGCCCTAGATACTTGTTGTTCCGTATCATCAGGTCCTTGTGAACCTGTACTGTAGGCTTCATCTAAATCCTTCCACTCATCATATGATAGATAAATGTCTGTATCTGGGTCATAATAACTGCCCTCTTTCGGGTCATAGTATACAACCTTACCAGATTTAGTCATAATTGGACCTTCTAGTCCATCTCTTGTTATATATTTGTCTGGCATAGCAGGAAGTTCATAGTATCCTTCTGTTAATCCCATTATGTCTTTAATTGAGCCCGCATCATTAGCCTTATAGGCAGACATTAATTTAATATAATCAGAAAAAGTTAAAGTCTTCATTCTTTTTTGTATGTCTTCTACTGGAGAATCAACAAGAGAAGCAATATCTTGGATTCTATCCTCGATACTTTCTATAAACATTTCTTTTTCTATTTCATTCTTTAATGACATTATATTCTCCGTTATCGTCTATTTAGTGTCTTTAAACGCTTACTCGCTGGATTCATTCGCTTAGTCATCTTTGCTTTACGTTTCATTCTAGCACCCATTTTTGCTTTTGTTCTTGCTAATGTGAAACGTTTTTTCATATTAACTGGTTTAAAACAAGCACCAGGCGTTGAGACTGTTTTACCTTTAAGTCTTCCTGAACCACATCTATATTTACGAACAATGCTTCTGCCTTTACGTGCATAAACAAGTTTCGCTTCATATATCTCTTCAGAAATTTCTTCAAATAACATCTTATTAGCCTAAAAAGTTAAACATCTGTGCGAATAAGGCAATTAACATTGTCGAAAATAAAGTTGATGCTGTCCATATCAAAATTTTCTTCGTCTCTGCAAAACCTTTTTCCATTACCATTTCGTTTTTATCAATCTTCTCATTAATGTCTTTTAAGGACTTATTGAAATGATGATATCTCTCGTAACATACTGCTACGTGAGTCTCTAAACTCTCTGCTTCTAAATGTGCTAATTTTGGTTCCTTTTCAGACATCGTAGCATCTCCCTAAATTAATTATACAATTGTATTTATCATTTGTAGCCGGTAATTTATCTTCAAGTAAAACCAAAAAGGAGACATTATGTCTCCTATTTCAATTAATTAATTTAATTAAATTATTTACTTCTGTTATGTCTACCAATCCCGTAAGGATTGTCGCTATATGTTGATTTACCTAATCTTCTGCCTAATGCTTTAGCACCAGCAATACCACCAATAACTGCACCAACTCCTACGGCTGCTTTTACCGCTGGTTTATCCCATAACTTTTTCTTTTTATCTTCACTATCATCAACAATATAGTTACCACGTTTCTGTAGTTTTAGAAGTGCTGGCATTATTTCTGCCAATCTTGCTTTTCTACGCATCCACTGAACTAATCGTGTAACAACTAATGCTCTTTGATTTTGACTTAGATTATCCCAGTCGCCTACAAGTCTGCGAACAGACTTTAACATACCGTCTTGGACATTTAAATTTCTTTGATATCTCAATAGATATCTTTGCTCAAACGATGTATCACTTCTGTTATTAGAATAATGAGTAAGGAATCTTAGAATATCTGGCTTTTGTAACATAAGTCTGCTTTTTGCTATCTCATCTCTTTCATCAGCATCTTTATCACCATCTTTGCCCATCAATCGATTGAGAGCCATGTACATATCTGTGCCGTTAGTTCTAAAATAATCAAAGTTTCGATAAGACATAGTACGAGAAGCGATATCACCTGCCAACGGAGCGAAGTCATAATCTTTATTAAAAATATTTAATATAAGAAAATGAACGAAAACTATATCAGCGGCATCATTTATATTGACATCGCTGGTCATTTTCTTTGTTCTGAATAATCTACTTTCTGATAAAGTATTTACAAGTTTTAATTTACTCATTTTTTGTTCTCTTTCGCAATCCTGTCACATGTTTCACTTGCGTATGATTTGAAATATCTTGGCGCAAATGCATGAATGAATACTGCACCTGCCGCCTTTTTTAAATTCCAAGCAATACTAAGTGCATGTCTGAAATGTTGCCATCGTGTCATCTTTGCTTCGTCTAAATGCAATTTACACTCTTTGCTGTACATCACTTCTTCCTTTTCTTACATATCACATGTATTTATCTTATGTGACTGCACCACTTGTGACACGTTTGCTGTTAGGGTGCCTTTTTGATACGAATGTTGAGTGTGACAGATTCTTCTTAGTTGCTCTCTGTCCTCTTTTTGGTGTTTTTACGTGTGGTACTGCTCTTTTTCCCATGGTCTTATTATTAGTAGTTAAAAAATTATCTCTCTTGCCTCATGTTTGCCGCTGTGAACCCTGCTCTATTTACAAGTTTCACATCTTTGTCTATTACATAGCCTTCTCCACCTTTCTCGCCATCAGTGCTGGCTTCGATATCTGCTGGTTGAGAATCTAATGTTTTAATAATTTTATTCTTTGTGTTCATAACACCATTAATGAATTGGAAGATTGCTTCAAAGCCATCACTGTTTTGTTCTACCCACTGAACTACTCGTTCTTTCTTAGGTCCACTTAGTTTTGATGTGCCTACCCATTCACTGAAATTCTTTCCTAGTTTATCTAGGTTGCCTGCTTTCACACTATTATTAATATAAGTGTAAAGAATATTACCAAAGTCTGCCATTTTTAATTCGGCTGGAACTGCTAGTAACTTATCAATTGCATTTGCATTTGATTTTAAATAACTTTCTAATCTGTCTACTTCTGGCAAGTCAACACCTGGAGATTTAGTAACATACACTGGAGGCATAATCCATGTTTTGCCTGCTTGAAGTTTACCCATATCTACGTTGCTTTTGTTGCCTTCTAAGTCCATTACTAAATGCACTACAATACCGATATCATAATTAATTATCTTTTGCCCAATATCACTCTTAGCATCTACCGAGTATGTAGTTACATTTGGTTTAAATATAAGTCTGCCGTCTTTTGATTGTGGAGTTGAGAACCATAACAAGTCACCGTGTAAGTATCCTCTGAAATCTTTAGGTATAACACTTTCTACTTTATCCCATGCAGTCTTCATGTTCTGAACAAAATTGGCTTTGTTTGCTAGTTTTTCAGGAGTAGCATCTTTTACTTTACGATTATTGAACATATCGCCTAACGCATCTGCACTCGTTACTCTGCCGTTATATTTGACTGCACTAAAGCCACTCTTATCTGTTAGAATGAATTCACCATTCTCATTACGACCAAAGATAACTGCTGGTGAGCCATCCCATTTAATGCTGAGAGATTTTGGAGAAGTTTCTACTTGATGTAGTTTTGCAATTGCTTTTTGACCACCGACTGAACCATCCCAGATAATCAAGTCTTCTATATGTTGAATTCTTGCACCCTCTTCTTTAAGGGCTTTATCCAGAAGTTTCTTCATCTTCTGATGAAAACCAACTTGCTTATTACGAGGCTTTCTTGGACCTCTAAATCTTCTTTCTAAGCCTGCATCTAATATATCTCTAATCTTCATATTATTCCTTGCCGTATGGATTTTCACCTGTCAATTTAGGACGAGCAAACCATAGTTTAAACCATTCTTTTGTGCCTGGTTCTATTTTATGTTTCTTCTGATATTTGGATTTCTCCGTACCTGTATAGGAAATATTCTCTTGTGTGGTATCTTCCATTTGATATGGTTTATAGATACCTGCTAAGACTTTTAATTCTTCTAGTTGTTGATTAAGATTCATCTTTTCGTTTCGCATGAGTTATTCCTCTTTTGAATTTTCTCATGTCGCCCGTACGAATACTATTAACAAGTCGCTTGGTTAAGTCCACAGCAATAGCCTCATCAAATTCACGGTTAATGAATTCAATCAGATTTATTGCACCAGAAATGATATGTTCGCCTTTTTGCTCAACAAATCTCTCAGGTTCATTTTTGGAAATCGCCATTGAATTTAATTCTTCAAATAGACTTCTACGTGGTTTCTTAGTCATAAAATAATTCTCCTACCAGTATTTATCAATTATCATCAAATGGAGTAGCCTTTTTAGACTTAACCATTGCACGAAGGCTTATCGCTGATTGATTTTTCTCTGGTGGAATAGCAGAATCATCATCATTAGTAGATATTGTAGTTTTTCTCTTTAATATATCTGTCACTTTTGACGCATCTTGTGTACCGACTGCTAAATCATCATCTTCTAAATCTGAATCGCTAATTCTAAGACTATCTCTGTCAAAGACTAGATTTATTTTAGAACCAACACCACTCGAACTTCTGGTCTTCAATAACTGAAGTTGATATTGTCCACGTTCTCTCATCGCATTACTCGTAAAGATACCAATCACATTATCAGCAGTTTGAATTTTAGAGATACCACCAGCAATATGAGAGTGGTCAAACTCAATTTCTTCTACTGCTGAACGATTTAACTGTGATGCAGTGACTACAACTGTTTGAGATTCCATTGCAAAGTTACGAATTTCTTCTGTGACATATTTGTCTTTGATAAACAAATCACCTGGATTAACTTTCTTAGTTGCAGGCATTAACAAGTCTAAGTAGTCTATACAAATACAATCAACTGTTTTACCTGTTACAATTTGAAGTTCTTTTAGATAAGCCCGAACATCATTCATTGTTCCACCAGAAGACATATACTTAATTCTAAGCATACCAGATTTCTTACCAATAGTCTTAACTTTCAACTCAACATCATCCAGTTCTTTAAAGATGCGCCTAGTACTCTTATCAGTTGCCATCGCATCGATACGCATTGCTGATAGTTCTTCTGATAATTCTAAAGTAAGATAGACAACATTCATGCCGGCTTCTGCCCAGTTCAATGACATATTCTGCATAAACAAAGATTTACCAGAACCAGAACCACCAGCGAAGATAGTTACTTCACCTCGATTAATGCCACCGTAAAGTTTATCATCTAAGTCTTTCCAACCGGTAGTGATTTGCCCATTATTGTCTTTAAGCATCTCAAGGCGTTTTCTTGGGTCTTCAAAATAATCTGTACCTAGCGACCTTGCTAAACCAATCTGAACTGCATCTTTGATAGTTGTTTCTACTTCACCGTATTTACCTTCTTCAAGTAAATCTGCACTATTAACGATTGCTCGTTCAATTGCTTTATGTCTACAGAATGTTTCAAACTCATCAATAAACCAATCACTATGCTTTGCTATGTCTTCTAACAATTCCATATCTTGACCAGTTTCTGCCTTAATCTGTTCAACAGATGGCATAGTGGAATATTCTTCACTATAATTAATTAAATATCCTACAATGTCACGGGTCGGTCTATCAAAATGTTTTTCATCTACAATACCCATTACTCTAGTGAATAACTGAGGGTCGGTTAACATAAATTGCACAAACAACTTCTGTAAGTCCGGTGAATAGTTTTTGACTTCTGACATTTATTTTCCTGAAAAGTTTATATTATTATACAAGTTTTTTTACGCTTTGTCAACATCTAATATGTTTCAATTAACACATCAGCAATACCATGTTTTACTGCTTCTTCAGGAGTTAGCCAATGGTCAGTTTTTGGTGCAAGTAAATGTTTACGAATATAATTCTCTTTCTTTCCAGTACATTTGATATAATGTTCCATCAATTTTTGATTTGTCCATTCCATATGAGCATGTGCATCTAACATATCGTGGTATTGTCCTTGAGTTCCGCCACTAAATTCGTGTGACATAACCGCCGTATTCTGTGTTAGATATCTATGTCCTTTTACTCCAGACATCATAAGCATAACACCACAACTTGCAATTGAACCCATTCCGTATGTGTAAACTGGAATACGAGATTGTTTAACAACATCAATAAGATGCATACAACTATCTACATATCCACCAGGTGAGTTGATATACAAGTGAATAATCTCTGGTGCCTTATCTTCTGGCATTAGATTATATTCCATTATCATTTTTACTAATGGCATACAGTTATCTTGGTTAAATTCTTTGTCCATATGTAACACACCATTTTCCCTTAAGAATTCACCAGGTTGTTTTGGTGGGGTAGGTGGTTGTGGCATCGGAGGCATCGGTGGTGGTGGCGGCGCTTCTTTAGGCTCTGGTATCACGTTAAATTTTATTTCTTTATTTTTCATTTTATGTTAATGCTCCTGCTTTACATTATGCGTGTTTTCACACTTATCTTTGTACTGTTACTTATGCGACCATCAATAATAGATTTCAGAGTATATAATTTTCCATACTCTTTAACTGAATCTGCCGCATCTTTAATATGCTCTTGCCAAGTTGGAAATGAAACACTCCAACCATTTTCTTGTGCCTGATATATCAACTTCTTACCAGCGTTATCTCTGTCAGGACATACGATAACTTCCCCTTTAAACTGATTAATATAATCAATCTGATTCTGTGATGCTTCGTTACTCATTATTGCAACACAGTCTAAGACTGCCGCATCAATTGTTCCTTCAACTACAATCAGATATTCTTTATCTTCTCTAATCTTATCAGAATTGTATAAAAAATTCTTTGGTTGTTTCGTCATATACTTAGACTCTGATTTGCCTGTAAAGTCTCTGCCTGTGTAACCTACAATTCTATCACCTTGTGTGAATGGAAATATAATTCGATTTTTAAATCCAAACGAACTACTCCAATATGTGTCAACAAAATCATAAACACCTCTGTCAAGTAGATATTTTGCCGCCATAATCGCACCTTCAGGTGGGGTATCTTTATTTAGTATATCATCTAGTATCTCAGAATTTTCAGGTAACTCCATTCCAGGAAATGATGGTATTCTTGTAGTTTGAGTTTTTGATTTAAACACCCACGGACCTTCTGATAATTCTTTTTCTCGGATACTTTCAATCTGTAGTCTCTTTATCTCACTTTCAGGA